GTATATAGCGATTTGCAGATTTCGTTCCTGTTGTACATTTCCATACGCCTACGATGCTTTAACCAAATCAACCGCTCTCAGACCATGCGCATAGTGATAAGTTCCAGTGATAACATCTCCCTTTAGGACATCCTCAATATAACTGGCATATTCGCTGCCGCTTACTACGGTTATACCGTATTTTCCGTTCACTCTATGCCCTTGCAAAAATCCTATTGCGTCTTGCTCACTGTTTTCCTTGTCAGTTTCTATTACACCCTTATATCCTCTATGTCTGCCCATGTAATCGGGTTTAAGAAAGGCATATTCTCCTGATGTGAGTTTCTTTCTTACAGGTGCGGGCATATCAGCAAACTGTTTTGTAGTTATCACGTATATCAGTGCCCCATTACTATAAACACCAACAGCAGTTCCAGTCCAAGTCTGCCCAGTAAATGCCATCTTTGGAGAATGGTATAACTTGTAGGCTTTCTCAACTAATTTATTTGCTTGCACCATAAGTCCCTTTTCAACTCGCTCACGGATAATCTGTTTCGCTTTGTTGAAACCGTTTTCAAGTGCCTTGGAATTGTCTGCCATAGCTTAGTTCTTCGTTACGGAAACATATATGTGCATACCTTTCGTAGTAGTTCCGTCAAGACTTTTCTCATTATCGTTTTCGTCTTTCGTGAACGACCCATCAGAGTTATCGTGTTCGATGTTAGTTACCTGCCAGTCTCCCACTGTCCCTTCTATTGGGCATATCCCGTCATCCACTGTTACAACGTCACCGAATTTCACTTTTACAACAATAGGTAACGACAATATCCATTCTGCTGTATTAGCTGAATTTTGATAATGCGAGTTATCCCATTGATTAAGTTCCTTTCGGCAACTACCACTATATAAAAAAGTATTATTCGAATCATCGAACTGTGACGCTTCTTCCTTTCTTATGATAGTGCAAGTATGTGGAAATCTCGGATTGCTCATATCTCACTCATTTAGAGATTTACTATCTTGATGTAATTGGTAGTCGAAGTAGTCTCACCATATTTATCATAGATTGATTGAGCCATCGCCCTTAACTGACGTGCATCGTATGCAGAGTGCTGTGTACCGCCCGATTCAAGAGTCCAACCACCATCCTGTTCTTTATGGGATGATATTGTACTTGGGGTACTTGCGCAATACAGATATAAGTCTGCTGTGCATAGGTCTTTCAGTTTCGTATTGGTGGCTTCGTCGGTACTCAATTCAGTAACTTTCGTTCCTGCTTCTATACCTCTATCTACGAGAATACTTGCAATGGCATTATCGGGTATTTCGTACCCGACTTTGCCACGCAAATATTGTTCTATGGTGATTATACTAGCCATCACCTACTAACCCTTAATAGTTACATAGTACATCCATTGTGTCTTGTTAGGCACAACCATACCCGTAAATTCGGACTTGACAAGCATACTCATTGCGTCCGAATTGAATGTCTGACGTAACAGGGTTCTGCCACCGTCATACCATCCAATCTTAGCACATGGCATATCAAGTGCCAAAGGTTTAGAGAACTGCACGTCTCCGATAGCACCATCGGGAACATATACCATCACACCGTCAACGAATGACTTCAATGTGGTTACTTCTATCTTCTTTGTGGTGGTATTAAACTTCTCAACCTGTGCCTTGTGGTCTTTCACTACGATAGGAGCACCGATTACACGACCGATATAGGTCAGAATATCATCGTCTACTGCCTGTGCAGAAAGCAATGCTATGTTGGTAGTGTCGGTATGTGCTGCTGCCGTGTACATATCTCTCCAGTACTTCATGCTGACGAGAGCGTCCTTCGTGCTTTTTGAAATTTCCCAGTGTCCTGTCGGGCAGAAGTCATTTTCCTCTGCATCGTGTTTTACCTTACGCAAAACAGTGATAGGGTTGGTAGTTCCGCTTGTCACACCTGCATCCTGTGTAACGTTTCCGTCTGTGTCCTCTGTGTACCAAGTTGATGTCTTGATATGTGATGCAGAAATACCAAAGTCAACCTCCAATGGAATACCCAATGGGTTGTTGGTTGCGTCAAGCACGTACTTGCCTTTGTTGGAAACAATTTGGTCTCTCATATAGAGCAGAGTGTTATAGTTACCACCGATAAGACTATCACTTGACATGAACATTAAGTCCATAATCACGTTGGTAATGTTCTGACTGATGTAGCCCATTTCCTGCGCCAAAAGCAGTTTCTCACGAACCGTCTTTTTGTCAAACGGAACTTCATGCTTGAAAGTTGGGAGAGAACCCATTTTCAGACTGAATCCGTCTGTGTGTTTTGTCGGTCCGTCAGAATCAATATCCACACGTGCTGCCATTGTGTACGGTCTGATGGTTGCATTAATCTGCTCCCATGTTGCACTCAATGGAATGTTAGGATTTACAGGAAATCCCTCCTGTGCGAATGTCGCCTGTGCGTTGTACTTCTCGGCAAACATGAAATTGAAATAATTGGTAAGGGATGTTCCATTACCGTCATTTCTGAAACCGAGGGCTTCCAGTCCACGGTCTACGATATTGTCAAATTCCGCTGTTCTAATCATAATCTGCCTCCTTATGCTTCACGCACAAATTCAATTTTCGGAAGAAGTGCTTCCACACTTGCAGGGATGCCTGCTCTGTCGGCATAGATCTTGCCTTCACGTGTTATTGCGCACGTTACGTCAATCACCGTTTTGTCAAGAGGAATACGAACTCTCTCTGCGAGCAGTCCGTTTACTTTTGCAAGATTGTCAGTGTCTGTGCTCTTTACAACGGTTACAGCCTTGCCGATGCCGTTGAAGATAAGCATTGTACCTTCTTGCAACACTCCAGTGTCTGTAGGAATGTCGGCTACATTCACAAGACCACCGCCCTGTAAATTATCGCCTTTCTTAATCCATACAGGATAGTCACCGCCAACCTCTTTTGAGTAGGTAGCCATGACATTGTTTGTCATTCCAAATCTGTCCATTTTCTAATTTTTTGTGTTTGTGTTGTTGTATTTTCTATTCAACCTTCGGAAGTCTGCCCTCTGCACGCATACGCTCTTTGTATTGTTCTGCTGCTGATTTTGCGCCTTCTTGGTGTTGCTCCGATGTTTGGAATTGCGGTGCGAAACCGTTTGTTGATATTTGCCTGTTTCTATCCTTGAACATTTTGTCGTACTTTTCGGAAACGTTCTTGATTGCTTCATCCAATGATTTCTGCGTGTCGAACTCTCCATTTTCCCTTACGATGTGCTCGAAATAGATAGGGTCGAAAATCAGACCTTTTTCTTCCAATTCGGATTTGAATTTACCCTCCAACTGTGAAATGTATGATTTCTGCTCCGATGCTTTTTCCTTTGCTGAAAGTTTATCTTCCAACTCTTTCAATTTAGCATTATTTGCATCCTCCATAGCTTTCAGACGTGCTTCAATATCGTTTGTCGGTTGTTCATTGCCTGTTGGCGGTGTTGGTGGCGTTGGTGGGGTTTGTGTAGGTTTGTAGTTCTTTTTGAACTCATCAACCTTTGTCGCTACATCGTGGTCGAAATTACCGTTGATTGATTTCAGAATGTTCACGTGCTTAGTGAAATAAGCAGCATCGGGTTCTGTTCCATCGACAGGTAAATTGTTGTTCACGTAGTTAGCGATTGTTCTGTCTGATAGACTGGTTGTTCCAGTCTGTTCCTTAATTGTGGAAATGATTTTTTCTGTTTCCATTGTCTGTTTAGTTTTTGTGTTTATGTTATATACGGTTTTTCCGTATTAAATTGCATAAATATACTATTTTCAACCGCAAATATATACAATATTTATTCAAAAACAAGAAAAAATCAAAAAAATATGCAATTTATATGCAATTTTATGTATATCTTTGCGAATAAATATACAATTTTGATGTTTCAAGGACAAGAAATAGATGATATATTGAAAACAAGGGATGGTGATTGTGTTTACTCTTACGAGTACATGGACTATCTTAGGGATGAGGACAGGAAAGTTCCCAATCCGTATATCGTCATACCGCAAAGAGGTTGCCAGGAAATGTTCTTGGCTTGCAATGCAGAAATGGTATTTTATGGCGGAAAAAGAGGAGGTGGAAAGTCTTGGGCTATTCTTGACGATGTTCTGAAAGACATTAACAATAAATTTTTCCGTGCTACAATATTCCGTAAAGAGGTAAATGACTTGGAGCAGCTTGAAAACAATTCAGATATTCTATATTCACAGTTTGGTTCATACAACAAGTCAAAAACGGATATGACGTGGAACTTCTCGAAAGGGTCAAAAGTAAAACTTACATATTATTCGGGGTCGTACTCGGATTTCAGAACAAGATTTCAAGGAAGGGAAATACCATACATAGCGATAGACGAGATTACGCAGATTGAGTATAAGAAATTCAAATATCTTATGACCTGTAATCGTAACTCCCATTATATACCAAATAGATTTTTCGGGACTTGCAACCCAGACCCCGACAGTTGGGTTATTAAAGTTATCGACTGGTGGATAGGTGAAGACGGCTATCCTATACCTGAAAGAAATGGTGTTGTAAGATATTGTTTTATGGGTGGAGAGGATGCAGAAGACCCATCATCAATATCATGGGGTAATACACGTGAGGAAGTGTACGAAAATAATAAAGCACTTATTGATGAACTGTATAGACCATACGAGAACCTAAATCTAGGTATGACAAAAGAAGAACTATTCATAAAGTCTGTCACATTTATAGAGGGAAGATTGGAAGAGAACATACAACTATTGCGTTCCGACCCTACTTATGTGGCTAACCTTGCAAATCAGACTACCGAAGAAATAGAACGAGACCTTAGAGGAAACTGGAGGTATAAAACCGTTGGCGACGATCTTATCAATTTCGACCAAATGGAAAAGTTCTTTTCCAACGATATGCAGATAGGTGATGGGAAAAGACGTGCATCATGTGATGTCGCTTTCGACGGAGGTGATAATTTGGTACTATATCTTTGGATAGGCAATCATATACAGGACATTTTCACCTGTTCAAAGAACTCGAAGATAGTATTGCAGTTGGTTAAAAACAAATTAGAAGAGTGGGGGGTACTGGAAGAGGATTTTACTTACGACCTTAGCGGTATCGGTCAGTCTTTCAAAGGATTCTTTCCTCATGCAATACCGTTTAACAACCGTGAGAGTGTTGATGATAAATATAAAGGTCAGTACGATAATATCAAATCCCAATGCGCATATATGTTCTACCACAATTTGAACGATGGAGAAATTTCAATAAATCCAAATCTACTTGATATGAAATTCAGTGGAAAAGGATTTAAAAATATGCCATTAAGAGATATTTTGATGAAAGAGCGAAAGGCTATAAAGCAAGACATAAACAATACCGATAAGGGTTTCTGTATAATCAAAAAGATTCTTATGAAACAGCTTGTCGGACACTCTCCTGACTTCATAGAAGCAATGCTTATGAGGTATATTTTTAATATCAAGCACAAACGTAAACACATAACTGGACTAGGATGGCTTTAGAATTTAAAGTAAAGGACTTGTTGCGGAAAAGACCTTTTACTAAAATTTCTCCGCAATGTAAAATCAATCCCAATGTTGTATTGGGGACTGATTTGGATTTATTGTCCTACAATGATGAGAAACCCGTGTATAATATCGTAACGCAGGCTGACTATATGCGTGAGTTAGACCCGAACGGACACCTTATTTATGATAAGGAGTTCTATCCAGACAAACTGAAAGACATCGAGGTGGAAGTGCCATCAGAAGACGGGACTACAACAAAAAAGAAAAAAGTACATACCGTACAGAAGATGGTGCGTGTATCGTTTGCCTTACAACAGATGATAAAGATACAGCAGCTTATCCACCTTTGCGGAAATGACCTGTACCATGAGCTTAATTCAGACGGTAAGAATATTGATGGTGCTAATGATTTGTTCAACACTTACAAAAGAGGTTGGTACAACAAGCACGTAGACACCGCATTTTTCAAGTTCTGTGACAGTATCAAATCCACTGGTGACGGTGCGATAGCCATGTTCTTTTCAGACGGTAAGGTAAATATAAAGAATTATTCATATCTTGACGGTGACTGCCTGTATTATCATACCAATCCTATTACAGACGAACCGATGTATTTTGTCCGCACTTTCTCGGATTTGGACGAAAGCGGTGGTATAGTAACAAGATATGCGCAGGTATTCGATAAGAAATATATGTATTTCCTCAAAGAGGATGCAAGGGGACTTGGTGGTCTTATCAGTAAGTTTAAGGGCACTTTGGGACTTGACGGATATTCTCTCATTTCTGCTGTACCGCACGGATATGAAGAGCTGCCAGTGATATACTATCGTTCTCCTATTGGTGCTTGTTGGTCTACCGTGCAGGACAATATAGATATGTACGAACTTGGTTTCTCTCATCTGTGCCAAAACAATTTAGCCTTTGCGTTCCCTATATTGGTTATGAAGGGTGACGACATAGAAGTACAGGGTGATTCAGTTGATGGGGCTGTAAAAGGTTTCGTTATTGGTAATGATGCAAACGTAGACTATCTGAAGGCTCCCGAAAGCCCAGACAGTTTCAAACTCGAAATGGAAACCCTGTTAAAGAACATATTCCGAGGAAGTAATACCGTAGAACCTCCCGAAATAAAGAGCGGTGACACACCTACTGGGACGATGAAGATTATCTTTTTGCCTGCAATACAGAAAGCTATGTACGATGCAGTACTTCTTCAAGACAGCATTGACAGACTTGGACGTTTGTTCAAGTACGGATATTCCATTGAAGCAGGATGCCTAACACAAATGGCAAAACTGGATATACTAACATGGGTAATACCTTATATACCTCAAAACGAACAGGAGAAAATAAATAATCTTGTTCAAGAGGTAGGAGTAGGTATCAAGTCAAAACAGACTGCATCAGAGCAGACTGGAGACGGTGCATACGATGAATGGAAACGTATCATTGCAGAGCAGAAGGAGGCGCAGCAGTCTGATATGCTTTCAACTCTTGTAAAACAACAGCAACAAGCAGTTAAGACAGCAAATTCAAATGCTGATACCGCAATCAAGCAGCAGCATAATAACGACAACAAAACACCTGCAAGTAAATGACGGCAGTTGAGCAGGCAAAGGTATATCTAAGGCAAAGGTTAAGTGCCGAGTTGTCGTTTCAGAACAACCTAGAAACGATTATAGAGGACTATGCCTACAAACTTACGGATATTGCTTATGCCGCAAACGTCCCTCCAAATATGTTCACATTCGACTACAACGGCACGATTAAAAAGGCTGTAGACGATTTGATTTCAGAGATGGAACAACTTATTATATACATAACAGAAACGCTCGCTGTAGCCACTCACAAAGATAATAAGGATAAGATACTTGCACGTATCGGTCGTGACATATCGGGAGATAACTTCTATGGCAGATTGAATAGCCATACAGGCACATACAGAAAAGAGATTGAAGGTTTGGTTGCGGCAGGATTGCTGATTGGTGCATCAAAAGCGAAAATGAAAGCAAGCATGAAGCAATATGTGCGCACACCATACCTCAATCCGATATTCAAGGAGGCTACCAAACTAAATCAAGGTAAAGCGGAAGTATTGGTAAGTAAAGGACTTCATCTAGGTGTGGGTATAAGCAATTCCGCTTTCAACTCAATAAATACGTTAGGCAGATATACGATAGGGGATGCTTGGATGTATGACGGATATTTGGATATGGATGCACAAGGAGCGATAGGATATATAGGTCACAGAGGAAGTTCTTTCCCGTGTCAAGAGTGCGATGATGAAGCAAATAGATTTCATTCATTATCCGAAGGTATGATTTATCCTCTTCATCCGAATTGCGTATGCTATATAACACCTGTATTCAGAAACGATATTATATAAGGTATTAGTTTAATTTGTGGGTTTTTATCAAATACAACAATGCCCGTCATTCGCGAGAACAGCGGGCATTACCTTTTTTACTTTGAAGTCTTTTTAGTCTTCTTGAATTTTGAGGTATTAGGCTCTTTTTGTATCTTTTGCCCTTCTTGAGTTCCGTCATTGGATTTGCTCTCCTTTGACTTCTCGCTATCTTTTGCGATAGAAAGGGTATGTGTATGTACGTGAAGCACACAACCGTAGCTACTTATCTTGCATACCTTACCCCCATATTCCATAATAGTACCTGCACTCGGCACACCTGCGCATTGGAAATATACCTTATCCCCTTTGCTGAATTTAGTTTCATTTTCCATTTTTCTCTATGTTTTTAATTTCGTCACGCATTTCATATTCACGTTTCATTTCATCAAGAGTTTCCTTCTCTTCTTCTTCGGTAGGTTTATTGGCTTCACTTGAAATCTTTTCTTGGTATGAAAGAAGAAGTTTACCTATTTCAACCAATACCTCTACTGGGCAACCCGAAGTTGAAAACTGATATTGCACATTGATGAGAGATTGAAGATACGTCATCCATTGTTTGGTCTCTATCTTTTCAGGCGACATACCTACAATACTTTTTATAAGTCCGAACATGAATGTACTCTCGTCAAAACGTGAAATCCAATTTCTGCTCACTGCGCATATTTCCATCATTGTCTGATGTCCGAATGCGTCTTTTACTCCGTATATAGCGAAGTTGCCTAAACGAAGAAGTTCTTCTCTGTTGTTTTTCTTGCTCATATCTAAATGTTTTGTGTTGTTCTACAAAAGGCATCCGTAAACAAATTACGGACACCCATACGGTTAGAAGTTATTTCTTCTTTGTACCGCCACCTTTTTTATTGCAACTCATAGTCATAAGTATTTAATTCCCGTGATAGCACGGTGCTGCTATATTTGATTTTCTATTCTTATTCTTTCAGCAAGAATTTCCATATAAGCAAGCATTGCACCATATTGAGCGTGCATAAGATTCTGTTTAGTGACTGCTAAATTATTAAACGTATCAGTGGCGAAGAAAGAGAATATTTTTTTTACCTTTTCAGAAAGTTCAGAAAGTTCAATATTTAATCTATCAGTAAAACTTTCAGATAGTTTATATGATTCTTTGAAAACTTCTTTTGGAGACCAAGACTTATAACCGTCTTTGTACTCCACTTCGTATCCGTCCTCATGTTCGTGATTACCTACTTTGTAGCCCTTTTCAACTGCTTCGTCAGCAGTCATAGGTTGAGCCATTACCTGTTTTGTTCCAATGTACTTTTCCATAATCTATTTACTTTTAGTTTCTTTATAATTCAATGCGTATTCAAGTTGTCTAGCAATCCAACCGATTAAATATGCAAACGTCTCTTGGTTTTCTGCATCCTCATAATCGCCTATTTTCATTTTATTTTGTTTTTTTAGTTTTCCGTTACCGTGTATCTACCACTAAGTTCCTCTTTGACCTTGTCTTTCGTTTCTTCGGTTGCATCCTCCATAAGTATCGCTACTGCGTTTCTGATACGCAGATACTTATCATCGCAGCATCCCGACATCAGCATGGTAGGTGACGAATCTACTGATACGTCTTCATTCAGATAATCACTGATTTGCAGTACTAGCATTGACAATGCCGCCTTTTCGTTTGCAAGTCTTTCAATTGTTTCTTCCATGATATTATATATTTTTTGTTTTTTGTTCTTCTTTTCTTTTCTCCAACTCCGCTACATACAGGTTGCAGCGTTTACAGGTCAGAGGAACATAGAAGTGTATGAGTTTCGCCTCCTCTTTATTTTCGTCTTGTTTCATCCTCTGCAAATCGGCTATCTTCACCGCTATGTCCGCTTTCTCCTTCGGGGATGTGGAATTTTGAAGCTGCTGTGCCAGTATGGATATGATATTGTCCTTGTTGGTAGGGTCGAAGTTGCTCTCGTCCAGGTTCTTCTTCCCCTTTTTCTTAGGTGACTTCTTGAGCGCGTCAGCGTCTGTGCTTCCGACAACGGTTATGTCCGTTAGCCTGTTTGCAAGTTCCTTGATACCTTTCTTCCTCCGCATCAGTTCGGACGCACGGCTATCCAAAATCTCAACGGAGCTTCCCATACAGCTCATCGAAACCGCAAATGCTTCACCCTGTGTAGCCCCTGCCGCAATCAGCATAGCCATGTAAGCCTCCTGTTCCGTAAGCAGGAACACCTGCATATATCCTCTTACCGTCTTTGATGTCTGCATACCTATTTCCCCTCCTTCTTTACCTTATATACCTTGAAACTCATGCCCTTTCCCATACGTTCATATATATACCCGTTCGATTTTAGCAGGTCTCTGAACAGTGATTTGGCTATCGGCTTGATGTCGTTGTGCTTCTTGCACCACAGGCAGTAGTTACTATATAGGTATTTGAGTGTAGCCCAAGAAGCCTTCAACTCCGTGCTCTTGTCCCTGTACGGCAGGAATCCTGTCGGCTTCATCATGTTCCTCGACATCATGAACAGCATGACACCGCTCTCTGAAATAGGCTTTTCCTCGTATGCTTCGTTGACATACTCTATCTCCGTGAACCTGAAACCGTTCATGCGGAACTTGTCACGACCCTCCACTATCCAGTTGAAGATACCCGCATACTCCGATGCAAGCTCGGTAGCCAGATTGGGATTTCTCTTTTCGGGAGGTATCTGTATCTTGAACGGGAGCACCGTAATGCGCCTTTTCATACCGTTGGAGTAGTCCATAAACTTAGGTATCCTGTTCGTATTGCTCATAAACAGCGGTATGTCGTATGCCGTGAAGTTATTCCCGTACAGGGCACGTGCTTCCATAGGCTCACCGCTTATGAGAGCCTTTAAAGTATCGGTATCTCTTATGTACCCACGTGCACCAAGCTCCGAGCAATAATTGAGTCTCTTCCCGTTGATGGACGCTATGTTCTTCTTCTTCTCGTTGCCGTTTATGAGCGCAGTTACACCGTAGTTGCTCACGTTGTCAGCTCCTAGAAGACCGACTATGGTCTGAAATATAACGCTCTTTCCGTTGGCACCGTCACCATATAATATAAGCATCGTCTCTATCTTCGTCAGATGGCGGTCTATGAATATACTCCCCAAGAACTCCTGCAGAACCTCCTGATAATCCCTTTCGGGAAGAACACTGTCTAGGAACTGCCTCCACAGAGGACAAGTAGCCGCATTGTCGAAGTTGTACGGCATGGACGAGAACTGCACGCAGCCTTTATCCACCTCCTTGACGAACTCTTTCCTGTCTAGGTCGAACACACCGTTCTCAAATATCACCTTCGAGTTGTCGGGACGCATCTGCTTCGTATTGACTAGCGAAAGACAGTCACGTACCACCTTGTCGCCCCTCATCTCCCAAAAAGCCATCGGCAGACCCAACCTTTTCCACAGGTCGTGCAGGCATGTCTTGAACTCATCGAACGTCATACGCTCATACACACGACCAGTGAACACATAAGGGGAACACCCGAAGGATGATACCGAAGATTTGCGTATTGAATCAAACAACAGCTCCTTGATGGCACTCACCACCGTAACAGAACTGCCTCCAACACTCGTGACCTCCTTTAACCTGTCCTTGTTTACAGACAGATACAGCTCACTTGTTGCGTAATTGTATATATATTCCTTTTCTGACATAAAAAACCTTTAATATTCAATAACTTTGCAAATATAATGAATAATAATGTAGTTTCCAAACATTTTTTGCATAAAAATTCAATAAAATTGATTTGTGTAAAAAATAAGTTGCTGATAATCAAGTAGTTACAAACTATGTGAATTTTTAATATCGGTATAATATATTGATATACAGAGAATTACACGTTTTTGTGAATATCATAATCTATCCAACAATAAAAAGTGTTGGAATATTTTTTGATTGTTGTCTTTACCTTATATTTTTATATTTATATATACACTTTGTTTTTTACACAAAAAAATATATATTCCCCTTATTGTAAGGGGATATAGGGGTTAATTATCGTATTCACATTATATATGCTATATCCTACACACTTCACCTAGAACGAATCGAAAATGACGATAAATAAAGGATTTTAGGTATATGTTAAAGGATATGTATATGTTAAATATTGTTTAATTTAAGGTGTCAAAAATAGGAAAAATTTGGAGGGAGAATGAAACAAACCCTAGTGTTTATCGTACTTTGGGGGTGTGCCACCCTGCTTTGAGTATTATATAAATAATATGCAAAGTAGGAACTAAACAAGAAACGAAACGCAACATTTTCGTTAACGTTTTTAATAACATTTAATATTCCATACAATATGATATTCATCTTTATATCTTTTATCTTTGTTCTATATATTATTTGACCCTTTAATCTTATTGTCGCATCAGGTATATATACGTATTTTATTTGCATACATATAAATATTAACATTTAACAAATAGGCATCGTTTTAGTTGTAATATATCAATTATATATATTATAAATATCAATATATAGTACTAATATTTAACTATATTATTTTATAACTATCTGATTTATAGATGGTTACGTTTATGTTAAATAATAGAATATTGTTGTTATATTGTGATATTCTTTGTATCTTTGCAATATGAGAAATCGTTCTCTGGTCCTGATTCGATTCTTTCGATCTGGAATAACATATTAATAACAATTTAAACTTATAAGAACATGAAAAAGGATTTAAACAGTCTGGCACGGGACTTAAAACAGAATGAACCGAACGTAACATGCACGAGTGCGACCGTTACAAGTTCTAACAAAGTAAGCGAAAGCGCAAACGATAAACTTGCAAGTGCTAAAGCACTAGAGGAAAGCAAGGAACTATCTGCAACCGCTATTTTAAAAACAGAATGTTTCCGAAACTTTGGCATCATGGAACAAAAAGATGTGATTGAAATTCTTAAGAATTACGGATCAATGTTCTCCGTTTATTCTAGCCGCATAATTTGGTTGGAAGATTCTAACTTGAACAGTTCAGAATTCAACAGATTCGAGAATTTGTTGAGAAAAAATGGCGTTGATATTCATGCAGGTTTTGATGTAATAGTAATTGAAACGACGCTATGAAACATCTATTTGAACTATTTGGAACGATTAGTATAAACAATTTTAAAACTTTGGAAATATGGAATTATACGACGTATTAAGATCAGTAACCGTAAATAATTGGTTTTGCGGTAAAGTTGGTTTGCTATATGCTTGGTCTAACAATTGTACAATCGAGAGCAAAAGCGAACAAAACAAAATTAGAAGAATATTAAAAAAGAACGGCTACAAAGCACGTTTTTGTAATTGTATTTTGAATATTGAACAATTTAAACAGAAATAATTATGGAACGAATAAACAGTATTTCAGTAATGGCAGCAATCCTGTCTGTGCTTTTTTATGGAATAACGAAAGAATATTTTGCGACATTCATTTCAATTCAGATTATCAACGGAATAATCACGATGATTAATTACATCAATAAATTCGGTTTTGATTTTACCGAATGAATTTCTATCGGGTAACGGTTGGAATTTCTCAAATGAATTTCTGCAAGTTCGATTCTTGCGGCCGAACAATTTTTAGTATAAACAATTTAAAATTAAAATTATGAAAAGATATAATGTGTATTTGGAACACTTCAATAATGTGGTGGATAGTGTCCTTGAAAGCGATTCATTAAGTGAATGTTTGCGCTATATTGCTAATGAAATAGAAAATGTAGAATATCCAAAAGATGGAGATAATACGGATGATAGGCTATTCAGTTACTCAATTACTGATGAGTGTAAACGTGAAGATATAGACGATGATACTTCTGTAGCATCAGAAATATTTAAAACAGATTATTTCTATCTATAAAATATAACGATTATGTATGTTGACTTCTCTAAACTAAATGTTGAACAATAAGAAAGAAATAAAAGCAATGGTCCAGGAGACAAAAGACCGTCTTACAAAAGAGTACAACGATGTAATCAGTAAGATGCCAGACTTTGACCCAAATAAATAGTATTAACAATTTAATATAGGAGATTTAATTATGAAAGAAGAAATTAAAAGCATTTCAAAAGATGAAATGATTGAGTTATTCAAGAAAGATATTACAAAGGTTAATTCTTTTGTATATCCAACAAAATGTTGTGATAGATACGGAAAGTTTTTGTACAAAAAAAGTTGTACCTATCCGGTTGATTATATTGTAACAGATGAACTTCAAAAAATTGCTTATGAATATCAAAAAAAGATGGAAGAAGAATGTTTAAGCCAGATTAAAGACGGAGATTTGGTTTTATTAAGAATGGGTGGTAATTTCTATGAAAAAAGAGATTTAGAAAATAGCGATTTGGAAAATCACAGATTGCGTCTATCTTTTGATGATAAAAACGGAGTTCATGTTGTAGGCGATATAATTAGTTGTCATCGTGCAAAATCAAAAGGTTGCTGCAATGATTTGCAGGATAAACCGATAATGGGTTTTGACTTACAACATGAGGAAGAAGATGCGTGCTATTTATACCGTTCCCGTGAAATTTGCGGATTGAATTTAGAATACACTAAGGAAAATCTTCTGAAAATAATAAATAAGTTTTCAAAGATACAATACGATAGAGTATTTATCTGCAATGAGTGTGTATCTTATGAAGCATTTGAAAAAATAACAAATTACTGAATCAGCCGACCGAACGGCATAAAATAGGCATTAGGTTCGGTGCGTGGGGATAGCTGAATTATTTCGGCTTTCCTCGGTTGCAATAACGCAAAAGAACAATTTAAATTTTTAATTATGAAAACAAATGATTTAAGATTTACAGAAAAGAGAGTAGCAAACGACGGTAAGCAATGGGAAATTTTAATCTGTCTAAACGACGAGTGTAAGAATGGGCACCAAGACTTTTCAATTACTGGCTCTTGCTACAAAGCTGGTAAACCGAAAATAGACAAATATTGCCTATTCTGTGGTGCGTGTGGCGATGATATAGCAAAAGAGTTCCCAGAGTACGCAATATTCAACAATTTGCATTTGTGTGACTATTTAGGCATCCCGAAGTATTGCGTCGGTGATGGATTTTATTTCTTGCAAAACGGTTTTAATAGATATGAGGACGGAGAAACTTTAAAGAGTAAGTTTTGCAAGTATTACAGAGTTACGGGAAAACAGTTTGATATTTTATCATGCGCTAAAAGTAAAGCCCATTTTGCAATATTGCTTGAGAAAAACGGAATATTCGAGCAATGGAAAGAAGAAGCAGACAAAGCAATAGATAAACTTGAAGAACTTACAGGAAACGAGTTCGTCGTTGATTCTGTCAGAACTCAATACGACAAGCCGAGCGATGCTGATATAAAAGCCGAACTAAACAAAATTGAAAGCGGTTATTATTCATCTAAAAATGAAGCTAAAAGAGCAAAGGAAGTTGAGTTAAAAGAGTTACAAGAAATAGACGATGAGGAAACAAAGAAAATAGAAGAAATAAAGCTAAAATATGAGATTAAAAGGCTTATGTATTCAACTGGCAAAAAGGCGTACGATAATTATATATTCTACGATTACAACAAAACGATCGCTTTTAACTGGAGAGATTACGACAACAATAAATTGTCTGAAACAGAAATACAAGGAGTGAAAGACTTGATTTCAGAGAATTTGCCTAATGGTGTCACATTTAAATAACATACTAATAATCTTATTCTGTTTCGCATATCTCTTATGCGGTCCGTACATGGGCGGCGGTTACTGGTTACTACTTTTAGCCGCCGTACTCTCTGAAACATTTTTAAGGAAACATTAAAACAACAATTTAAAACGAAAAGATATGAGTAAAAATTTCAGTGAGCAAACATTGCTCAAAGTTCTTGTGAACCTAAAATGTTTAGGTTACATGGGCAGATGTGTACGTGGTTTTTCACGTAAGGACAAAGGTAAAATTCTTGATGAGCTGATTAAGCGTGGCTACATTGACGAAAATTGCATCGTTTTACCAAGTTCTTTGGAGATAGTAAAAAGCAACTTGAATTTGTGCGAAAGATAATTCAACAACAATTTAAACATATAAGTTATGGAAGTATTGGTTTATACAAAAAACGGTAAGGGTGAAACGACTTACAAAAGAACAGTTGAGGTAAAACCGACTGTTCGTGCAATTAGAGCTTTGTTTCGTAAGCATGAAGAAGGAATGGATTTTGAATCGAGGCTGAATTTTGGCGATAATGCCGAACGTCATTTCGTTTGCGATAATGCAAAAACTGGAGTGAACATATTTGATTACAAATATTAATTTGAACGATTATGGAAACAATTTACAAAGGAATAAAAGTAAGCATTGAGAAATCAAATGGTGAAATAGCTAAACACGTTTGGATTGATTACGTCACACCGAACGGAAAAAAGGAACACGTTAAAATAATTCAATCAGAAAACGATTACCCTAAACTTTATTTGAACGGTCTATATATGTACGAAATAATGACAAATAAAGATATTCTTTCGATGTCTGATAATGATTTGTGCCAAATAGGTGTAATTTAGCTAGGGTTTTAATTTTAACGGATATGAAAACGATTAAATACTGGAGAAATCCCACAAAATGGGAAATCTCTTTTGGCGAAGGTGCTATTCACTATCTCACTGTAAATGTGAATGAAGTCACTAAAAAGAACGGTGAACTTAAAAAATGGTTTATCGGGAAAGATGGTTTAAGATATAATTATTAATTTGAACGATTATGAAAGTATATGTATTAACAGAAACGACAAAGTATAACGATGATTATAAATCGGAAATTATTGGTGTTTATAGTAATTACGATTCCGTATCTAATAAACTATACGGAAAGATAGAAGAATATAAAGGTATTTTCCAAAAAGAGCAAATATTGAGAACGTTTGCGAGATTTTATGAAAATAATGGAAATTATATCCTTATATCGTTTATAGAAAAAGAACTTGACGTATAAGCCAATTTCTCCCGTGAACGATTAATCGTTATTCGGTCTGCTGCCGACACTGGCACTAATTATTAATTTTAAAAATTACAATTATGAAGTATTCAAAAGAACGTGAGAAGAATTTGCAGAATGTTTGCGATTCTATCAACAGCAAAAGTGATTTGAACGTGCAAATCATTTATCGGAACAACAGCCACGTAATAGTTTTCGGAAACGGAGGCGAAAGTATCAAGCCGTACAATTACGATTGCGCACACGGTATTCTAATCGGAGTGTATAAAATGTTAATGTTCGGAGGTAATAAATGATTTTCATCCTATTGCTATTCCTGTCTATATTCTTCTGCGGTCAGTATATGACTGTCGGATTTTGGCTTATATTAGGAATATATTTCATGCTTGAAATGTACCTTTTAAGAAGAAAGTAATGATAAAAACTATTAAATCGCAAACTGCAAGCGATTAATTTACTATATTTGCAGCTAATAATTTAAATAACAAATATTATGAAATACGTAATTTTACAGAACGATACTTGCATCAACGAAGCAAATACGTTAGAAGAAGCGAACGAGATACTTGAACTATGCAAAAAGGATGAACCGGATGAAAAGTTTTCCATTATGCAAAAAGATGAGTATATCAAGCATTTAGATGATACAGATAAAAAGATTATAGGTAATCATCACGCATTTATTGAAAACAATTTTAGCCCTATCGCATCACGGTTAAGCGATTATAATATGATACAGTTTAGTTTATCATTAGTACAAAATAGAGTTGCAAACACAGGTACAGAAACAGTTTCTTATTATCTGACTGAATATGCAAATAAAGAAGTACTTATTACAGATAGTATAGAGACAAATATAGAATATGATGCTGACACATTTTGCGAAGTAAAAGTAACACAACCATTAATTATGTTCGGTGATGTAAAAGAAGACATTTACAATGCTATCAAAAAAGAAGCACTAAGACTTGGCGTTATAGAAGAATATGATTATGGTTATTGTTTTAGAAGTAAAAATTACGGAAAATAATCTCTTATCTGTGCTAACGGATATAGTAGATTTTCCAAAAAAGAAATGTTTGACTCTGACAAAATGCACAAACATGATTTATCAATAGATGATATTTCAAAGCTAATTAACGATTAGCCCCGTTCCAATCTTCAAACATTTAATTAATTTAACGCTGCGCTATCGGCATGACGGGCAAAATAAAAGCAATGGTCCAGGAGACAAAAGACCGTCTTACAAAAGAGTACAACGATGTAATCAGTAAGATGCCAGACTTTGACCCAAATAAATAGTATTAACAATTTAACAAATAAACAATATGAAAATTAAAGGATTTGATAAAAATTTATGTTGCAGAGGTATGCAA